GAGCGGATGCGCCTGATGCTCATGCGCCGGGAGGCTGCCGAGAAAGCGGGTGCGCCAGGGGCGGACTTCTGGGAGGCTGAGCGGCAACTGCTCTTCAACATTCTGTTTCCGCTGGTCCTCGATGCAGCCCGGACGGGCGCAGAGAGAGCGATCGAGGCATTGCTGACAGAGGTCGCAGTCGGCGTTGATTGGACGCTGGTCAACAAGGCGGTGTATGACTGGGCGCGGGCGTATACCTTTGATCTGGTGCGCCGCATTACCGATACCAGTCGCGACTTTCTGAACACGGCCTTTGCCGACTGGGTGCAGTCTGGAGCACCACTGGACGACCTGATCGCCGTGCTCGAGCCGATGTTTGGCGCACTGCGCGCCGAGATGATTGCCATCACCGAGGTGACCAGGGCCTTCGCCGAGGGCAACATTGCAGCCTGGCGGGCCAGCGGGGTGGTGGATCAGATGCGCTGGCAGACGGCCAATGATGATTTGGTCTGTGTGATCTGTGAGCCCCTGAATCAACAGCGTGACGATCTCGATGGCGACTTCAACGGCGACGGCCCGCCGCCGGCGCACGTGCGGTGCAGGTGCTGGCTGACGCCAGTGGTGAAGACAAGTGGCTGACAGCATTCATGTTCGGATCAGCGGCGTTGACGAGCTCGACCGCAAGCTGGCCAAGATCAAAGGCGACATCAAGCCGGAGGTGCTGCGCACGACGAAGAAGGCGGTGCAGTATGTGCACGGGCAAGTGCCCGGCTACCCGCCGCCTCCACCGCTGAGCACGTACCGGCGCACGGGAACGTTGGGGCGGTCGTTGACGGCGAAGGCCACGCCGACGGGCACGGGCGCGGTGGGCAGGATCGGCACCGTGACGAGCTATGCGCCGGACGTGATCTCGGATGAGGCGGTGGGCGGGCGCGGGCCGCAAGCGCCGGTGCACCGGGGACGGTGGTACACGCTGCAAGGTGTGGTGCGGTCCTGCCGAGCGGCGGTGATTGGGTTCTATGAAGAGATGGTGCGCAAACTGGTGAGGTGAGACATGGAATACAAGGCATTGACAGTGCAGCCGCTGGAAGTGACGGATGAGCGGGTCGTCAAGAGCATCTTCTCGGTCATGGGCAACATTGATGATGGCAACGACCGCATTTACCTGCGGGCGTTCGCCAAGACGCTGCGCGAGCGCGCTGATCGCGTGAAAGTGCTGTGGCAGCATGACTCGTGGACGCCGCCCATCGCCGTGCCGCAGGTGCTGAAGGAGATCAAGCTGGAGGACTTGCCTGCTGACCTGGTCAAGCGCTATCCCGATGCAACGGGCGCACTGTACGGCGAAGTGAAGTACCTGGAAACGCCGCGCGGCGATGAGGTGCTGCAGGGGATCAAGAGCGGCGCCATCACCGAGAACAGCATCGGCTACGACCCCGTGCGCTTCGACTTCGAGGAGGTCGAGGGGCGGGGGATGGTGCGCAACCTGCACGAGGTGCGCTTGTGGGACATCTCGCCGGTGAACTGGGGCATGAACGCGGCCACGATGAACATGAAGGGGGCGCTGGACGCTGAGCTGGCGACAGCCGTGCAGCGGATCAAGGGGATGCTCGCCCGCAAGGAAGGCCGGGTGCTGAGTGCGGCCAACCTGGAGAAACTACGGAATGCTCTCGCCGCGCTGCAGGAGATACTGGCGGCCGCCGAGCCGCCTGACGAGGATGAGAAGAGTCAGGCACTCACGTCTGTACATGGCATCCTGGCACGATTGGCGGTTGCAGATAGAGAAGCTAGCTATTACCAGATGAGGTGACAAAGATGGACGTGACGAAACTGCGCAACGAGTACGCCACCAAGATCGCCGAGGCGAAGACCCTGGCGGCAAAGTGGCAGGGCAAAGAGAACGAGATGCCGAAAGCGGACGCAGATGCAATCAACGGCATTCTCGGCCAGGCGGACGAGATCAAGGTCAAGCTCGACCTGGCGCTCAAGATGCAAGCAGGCGACGACTACCTGAACGCGCCGGCGGGCACGAAGGCCGCGCACGCGGGCTGGCGCGAGGCTGGGCCGACTGAGGGCGAGTCGACGGTTGATCCGAAAGCCTGGCGAGAGGTGGAGGTGAACGGCAAGGCGGTGCGTTTCAACGTGCCGCTGGCCGTGCAGCAGAAGGGGTACGCTCCGGCTTTCGAGGCGTACCTGCGCAAGGGCATCAGCGACCTGGGCCCCACCGACCGCAAGACGCTGACCGAGGGCGTGGATACGGCGGGCGGCTTCCTCGTGCCCGAGGATTTCCAGGCCGATCTGATCAAGAAGATCGCAGCGCAGGCTGTCATTCGAGCCAATGCGCGGGTTGTGCAGACCAGTCGTGACATGGTGAAGTGGCCACGCGTGAACCTAACCTCTGACGACACGTACACCTCGGGGGTGCGCCTGACCTGGACAGGCGAGACCCCATCGAGCGCCACGGTGCACCGTGTGACAGATCCCGTGTTCGGCAACATCACCATCCCCGTGCACACGGCGATGGCCTCGATGCCGCTCAGCAACGACCTGATCGAGGACTCGGCGTTTGATGTGATCGGCCAATCCGGTGACATGCTGGCTGAGGCGTTTGCGATTGGCGAGGACAACGTGTTCGTCAACGGCACGGGCGCCGGCCAGCCGATGGGCTTCATGGCCGAAGTGTCAACCACCGCGGACACCACGGCGCCGGCATATGTGGCCTCCGGTGCGGCAGGAACGCTGACAGCCAACGGCCTGATTGATCTGGCGTTCGCTCTGCCGGATCAGTACGACCGCAATGCCAAGTGGTACATGGCCAAGGGCACGGAGAAGGTCGTGCGCAAGCTGGTCGGCACGACCAGCGGCGACGACCTGGTCCCGGGCGGCGGGGTCGGTCTGGAACGACTGACGTCGCCGGAGCTGCTGGGCTACCCGATCGTGCGCTGTGTCAACATGCCGGCGCTGACAACCAACGCCTACCCGATCGCCTTTGGCGACATGCGCGGCTACATCGTGGCTGACCGGGTCGGGTTCTCGGTTCAGCGCCTGACCGAGCTGTACGCTGAGACCAACATCACGCTGCTGCTGGCGCGCAAGCGCGTGGGCGGCTACTGCGCCGAGCCGTGGCGACTGCGGGCGCAGAAGATCGCCACCAGCTAGACCGGAGTTCACGATCCCCGCCCCGATCAATCGGGGCGGGGGGAGATCATGATGGAGGAAACGAGAGATGGCTACACTGCAGGGGTTCACACTGAGGCGACTGCTTCCGGCAATCGCACGCACGACAACCGCCAGCGGATCTGCTGTTGACCTGGCGACGACCGTGCACACGCTGGGGCGGCAGATGAAAGCGTTCCTGGACGTGGGCGCGATCACCACCGCGGGCACGTTGGACGTCAAGATGCAGGAGGACACGACATCGGGCTTCACAGCGGCCGCCGACATCAGCGGGGCGACGTTCACGCAAGTTACAGACACCACGACCAGCGAGGAGATCCACTTCAGGGCCACCAAGCGGTACGTGCGCGCCGTGGCGACGTTCGGCGCAGCGACGAACGGGTACACGTTCGGCGTGTACCTGCTCACGGAGCAGCGCGTCAAGTGACAAAGCCGAGCTGGCCGAAACGGGAAGCAAAGCAGACGGAGAGGGCGGGGCAGGCTCGCCCTCTCCCCAAGAGCCTGGCTGACCTGGCGGCGGCAGGCATCCGGGTTGTGGTGGCCGTCCCAATGGAACGCAACGTAATAGATCATGCGTTCCTGGCGTTCTGGGAGATCGCGCGGCGCGGCTGGCCGCTGATGCACCGGCTGTATGGCCGGACGGACGTCAACCGCAATGCGTTTGCCGCCGAACTGCTTAGGTCAAACTTCACGCATCTGGTCATGCTCGACTCTGATCACATCCACCCGGTGGACGTGGTGGAAAAGATGGTGCGCTGGGTATGGCAAGACCCGACCAGGCTGGTGATCGGCGGGTTGCATTTTCGGCGCGGCGAGCCATTCGAACCGTGTGCGTTCATCTACGGCTCTGACGGCCAACTGCACGCACCGGCAGAGTGGCAGCCCGGGCTGATCCAGGTGGACGCGATAGGGCATGGCACGCTGTGCGTGCATCGCGCGGTGTTCGAGCGCATGCCGGCACCCTGGTGGGCATATGACTACAGCCGGGCGCCGGAGGTGTATCCAAGCGAGGATCTCTGGTTCTGCCGGCTGTGTCGCGAGCACGGCATCACGATGTGGTGCGACACGACGCTGACCAGTCCGCACATCATCAATAACATCGTGGACGCCGAGACGTTCCAGCGCTGGATCGCCGATCACCCGGACATGGTCAAGCCGCGCGACGAGATGCACCTGGAGATGAAACAGGCGGCAGAGGGTGTGCAGGCGCCGGTGGTGCGCATGCCAGAGATGGTGACGAGGGTGCAGGCATGATGTGGCTGGTGATCGCCTGGGCGCTGGATCGTGCGCAGCTCAAGATCGGCGCAGGGACGTATGGCAGCTCCTACTGCGGCATCGGCTGCGTGGACGGAGTCAACCAGCGCACGGCGCAGGCACCGATGGTGTACCGGGTGCTCGTGCCCTGGCTGATCTGGCTGGGAGAGCGGATTGCGCCGGCAGCGAAGCGAGATCGGCTGGCGCTGCTCTACGAGCCGCTGAAGATCACCCTCATGGCGCTGGCGTTGTGGGCGACGAGCGAAGCGCTAGGGGAGCGGAGCGCGCTCCTCCTGGCGGCGCTTCTGCCGTTGACGTTCTACTTCGACTACTGGGACTGGGCTGGTGAAGTGGCGGGACTGGCCCTGGCGCTGACAGGACAGTGGCAGATGGCTATGGCGGGTGGGTGTGTGGCTGTTCTCTCGCGGCCAGAGACCTCGCCGCTGGTCGCGGTGACATACACCTTGGTCACGCAGGACTGGCTGGGCGGAGCGCTGATCGGCGCAGCGACGGCGGCGCTATGGGGAGTCATACGCTGGCGGCAGGGCAGCCATGTGCTCTACCGCGAGCGCGTGATGTGGCGCGTGAACCTGGCTGATGTGCGGGGCCTGCTACGCAACCGTCCGGCGTACCTGGGGGAGATCAGCATGTCGCTTGGGCTGACGGCGCTCACGTTACTGGCGGTTGTGAGTGGGCGGGCGGGATGGACGTTTCCCGTGCCGCTGGCGTTGCTCGGCAGTGGCTGGTTACTGGCACGAGCTGCGGAGACGCGTGTATTCACGAGTTGCCTGCTCTGGGTGGTGATGCTATGGCGATAAACGACTACTGCACGAACACCGAGGTCAAGGCCGTGCTGCCGGACGGCAACTGGTCAACAACATATGACACGCTACTGACGACGCTAGCCACGCGCGCCAGCCGGGCGATCGACCGCTACCTGAAGCGCAAGCCGGGGGCGTTCTACGTCAACGCCGACGTGACGCTCTATTTCGACGGCAGCGGCAAGCGCGAGCTGTGGATCGCGGAGCTGGCAGCGGCGCCGACGTCGGTACAGGTAGCTGAGACGGGTGACATCAAGACGCCGACGCTGACGACGTGGGCGGCCAGCGACTATGTGTTGTGGCCGTACAACGCGCTCGACAACGGCATGCCCTACATCCGGCTGGACATTGACCAACTGAACGGCAGCAAGAGCATCTGGCCCGCCTATCCCAAGGCGGTCAAGATCGTGGGCAAGTTCGGGTACAGTACTGCTATGCCCGATGACGTGAAGCAAGCGGCGTGCATCCAGACGGCCCGTTGGCTGAAGCGGGGACAGCAGGCCTTCCAGGACACGGGCGCGGTTGTGGAGCTCGGTCAACTGACGTACACACAGCGGCTCGATCCGGATCTGGCGAACCTGATTGATTGGCTGATGCCGGCGACGATCTAGGGGGAGGAGCATGGCAGTACGTGATGCGATTGCAGCGCTGCAGGTGAAGGTCTTGGCGCTGACCGGCATGCACGGTGCGCCGACAGACCCACCGGAGAGCATCAACCAGTTTCCATTTTCAGTCTGCTACGACAAGCAGGGCGAGATGGAGATGGAGAGTGCCGGATGGGCTGTGGACCTGGCGACGATCGTCTGCGAGATCCACTGCTCGCGGCAGAACCTGCCGACCGCCATCGCCCAGGCGCAGGGCTTCCGCGAGCCGTTTCTGAAGCTGTTCATTACCGACCCGAAGATCACGAACACAGTGCAGGAAGTGCGGGCGGTGCGCTATACCTTTGGCTATCTCGACTGGGGCGGGCAGAAAGAGGCGCATATCGGCTACCAGTTCGAGGTTGATGTGAAGTTGACATTGACGGTGTAGGGGAGGACACATGCTGGAGTACACTGGGGCTGGCATCGGCGCCTTTCTGCCC